CCCAGTTGCTCACGATGCCTGCGCTCTGCATCTACCTTCTTTCTGTACCTTGCATTATTTTTGTATTTCACATGGTGGATTGCTGCTTTAATTTCTTCTTGAAGTTCATATTGCCTAATGCGTTCCATAGTCTCAGCATCTGGTGGCGGTGGTACGTAAGTGCAATGCGCGCATACACACGGACCTTTCCATTGGCCTCTTGCTACCATTTTTGCTACACAGTGTATCTTGGGGTCAAATTGCTGCATACTGTGACACACTAGCGCTCAGCCATTCAAGTTTTAGGGTGCCTAAAAATTGATCGTCTGATATTTTCTGTAGCATAAGTAGAATGACCACCAAGTTTGAACTCCCGGCAAATCTTGAAGATCTGTACATGGCCAAATCTGAGACTGGTAAAGGACACTCTCCTGCAACTCTTAAACTTTATAAATCTTATCTGAATAAATTAGCAAAGGCTGGTTATTCTACCCCGGCACTTCTGATCAAAGAAAAAAAGAAAGTCTTAGAGTTTGTTAAAGGTCTCAGTGCAGGATATCAGAAGACTGCAATGACATCTATATTTTATGCACTTAGTGGCCATGCAAACAACAGACGCAATAAAGGATTGTACTATGATTTCTTTCAAATATTAAAAGGAAATGATCCCAAACTTCAAGAGTATAAGACTAAGAAAGAAGAGGCTTTGTGATATGCCTATATGGGTGAAATGTAACATCTTGGGCTGGGATGTACTCATCCGGCAGCATGTCTAGGAACTCTTGTGCTTCTTTCAATGAGTAACACAGTGCACTTCTTGTTTTACCATTTGGATATTTTCTGTTTGCACTCCAACGTTGGTCACCGTTTTTTCTTACATGATAAATGAAAAGCCCTTGAGTCGGTGGCTGATACAGGTTGGCTGTTGAAGATGGCTTTGGCATTGTTATTAATATGGCGTCTGGTTTAAATCAAACAATTTTTTTCTGTGTAAGATCAGATGGAAATGTATAATCTGCCTCGTGTATGCATTCCGACGTATAATAGATTTCAGACAATCGGTGACATGACTTTACGCTATTTATTTTCAATTAGATATCCCCAAGACAAGATCCTTTTATTCGTTGCTTCAGACGAGCAAGCAGCATTGTACCGGCAGCATGTGCCAGAACATCTGTATGGTCAGATTGTTGTTGGCGTTCTTGGACTTGTGAATCAAAGAAACTTTATAACCAAATGGCTTGGACCAGACGAAATCTTTATTTCTTTTGATGATGATGTTCAGACAATTAAAATGATGGAGGGTTTCAATATCTACTGGCTTATAGCAGATGCCATAACTAAAATCAAAACGCATGACTACGGCCTTGCCTCTGTTCTCCCGAACTCAGATGGTCGCAGGTTTAAGACTGGGTTCACTAGTCATTTGGCACATGTTATTGGTTCATTTTACATCTGCCGCAATAATCATTCACTTCTTCTTGATAATGATCCAGTTATACAGGAGGCCAAAGAAGACTATTACAGAACACTTCAATACTTCATAATATACGGGCGTATCTTGCGCTACAGGGGCGCAGGGGTTCAGACAGTCTATCGCAACCCGCTCGGCGGTATTGAAGCGAAAGGGCGCAGGGAGCGTGATGCTGCTGCATGCGCTGATCTGATCAGACGGTATCCTAAGTTTGTAAAGCATTGCGAAAAGAAAAGTGGCTGGCCCGACGTTCTCCTGTGGTGGAGAGCCCGCAACGCAGATGTTTAAGTTAACCAACTCCAATTTTTCCCAGTAAGAATGCTGTGAATTGTTATATTACTAACACCAAATTCTTTTGCTAAACGTGTTTGATTTTCTGTATTACGTGCCCGGATCATCCTTACTTGATCTTCTGTCAGTTTACAATTACCATGTTTAGTTCCTCTTGTTGATGTTCCATCCCGAATCATATCAGCCATATTATCGGCCTGTGTTCCTGTCTCAAGATGATCTGGGTTTACACAATTTTTAGATCTGCATTTATGCCGTATAACATGCCCATCAGGAATTGTATTTCCTACAAGAAGCCATGCTACTCTGTGCGCATACAAGCATTTTTCAGGCATCTTAAACTGACCACGATCTCTGTTTACATGCCCTGTCCAGAGCCAGCAAGTCTCTGTCTTATTTACCTTAGCCCAAAACCTCTGTTTATCTTTTTCTGAGAACTCCATTGTTCTTAAAAAAAAATAATGTTATCACTCAATTTTTTATCCGGCGCATGTATAGATGGTCAAACTCATCAGCATTACAGAGTCTGACAAACCTGAGAAAAAACTGGTTGCAAAGTTTCAGACAGATTCTGGTCGTACTAAAAGTGTCCATTTCGGTGCCAAAGGCATGACAGACCACACCAAGACACCTCAAGATGAAGAAAGAAAAAAAAGATATCTTGCCCGGCATGCAAAGAATGAAAACTGGTCTGATCCTACAACTGCAGGCGCATTGAGCAGATGGATCTTGTGGAATAAACCTACGCTCTCAGCGTCTATAGCAGATTATAAGAAGCGATTTGGCCTATGACTGCTCAAGACACCCGCCACACTTTAGTCCGTCCTTCCACATGGGTTGCTCATGCTCTTCACACCACTCTTCTGCTTCGGGACACCAGTTTCCCTCGTGCTCTGTATTACACTTCATACAGAGCAAGTCCTCTTTCATCCAGATAACATACACACCATACGACTCGCAGTCCAACTCCAGAGGCAGAGTCTCAAACTTCTCGTAGTCAAAGAACCACCCTCGCAAGACGCACTTGTTCAGCCACCAGTTTGGACCCTCTGTAATCGCCACATACATCTTGTTTGGGTCATCTCCCACCTTTCCCTCTGTTCCGCCATACCAAAGGCTCTGAATACCATCTTCCCCAAAACAAGAACGAACTGCTGACTCGTACTCGTTGATAGACATGGTGTGATGTAACTTGCTGCGTCAAGCCGTTCAATTTTTTCAACGCCATTAAAAATATAAATAAAGAATAGTACATGGACTCTTCCGACATCTTGGCAATAGTTGCAACAGTTATATCTGTTGGTACTATGGTCATAGGAGCATTAAATCATTACAGAGTGCGTAGCATGTGCTGCGGAACAAAAGTAGAAGTGTCCATGGATATTGAGAAGACGACCCCGCCAGGGGAGCATCTCCCTCCTGAGGGGCAATTGAAGATCACTGTGCCCGCATAAGCATCATTGCCTCGCAGCACACATGGCTCAGAATGGCTTTCTTTAGCGTCTCAGTGTCAATCTCGTAAAGCGCCTTGATATTCTTTGAGAAGTTTTCTTCGTCAGCATGTACAGGAATTGTGTCATCAATGTCCTGCATTGACTTGATAATGGGCCAGATCTCGTCACGCCACTCCTCTTCTCCCGGCTTCTCAACAGGAATATATGATTTCTTAAACGTAATCTTGAACGTGACGCAGACTTCGTCATCTATGGGCTTCTTAGGCGCAAGAACGATAGTGTTCTTTGGGGGCATCCGACTAACCTTGCCGGGAAGTTTTTCTGGCATTGTTTTGGGACAGAATAAAACTGCTACGGGCATACGGTTTCATTGAGCGGCTGGCGTGTCAATTTTTCGGGCTGCACGTTTACGACCTACCATCTTATCCCGGCTTGCAAGCGCTGTTGCAATCTCCTTTAAAGAATAGTTTCCGACAATTGTGTACGTTAGTGCACCATCTTGACCATTAAAACAATTTGCTGGGCGATCAACAGTTCCATGCTCTATTGCATGCACATGGATTTGTTTACAATAAGGGCAAAGAACATAGCGCTGTGTTTCATTCTTAAAGACACACCGGGCTTCCATTTCTATACTTAAGATTTAGAAAATATTTAGGCGGCCGAGATATCCCGGCGGGTTAAGTTTTTTCCTTCCCGGTCGCAACTAAATCCGCATTCCGGTCTAAAGTTTTTTCGCAAGTCTAGGTATAAGGGATGAGTGTGTGCAACTTAGTTTTTAACGCCGTTCAAATCTTTAACCGTCGTAGTATTGGGTACCTATGGGATAAAAAAGAACAGTTAGACCCCGGCCAGGTGTCTATTATCAATAGCATCTACAACAACAAAAAGAAGGGATCCGTAGTCGCAAAGCAGACTGTGACATACAAACTATCATCCAAGACTGCAGGCAAACTAGGCTATGGCAGACTCTACGGCACCAAAGGGTCTTTTGAGACTCTTGAGAAGGAGTGCAGAGGCACTATCTGTAAGGACTACTACCATGACATTGACATCGTCAATTGTCACCCTGTGCTCTTACTACAATTTGCCAAAAACAAGTATAGTGCTGATCTTCCAGAAGTTGATAAATACGTCATGAACCGTGATCAATATCTTAAGAATGTGATGATAGAGAATGATTGCTCACGCGATGATGCTAAGGCTGCTATTATTTCTATTCTGTATGGTGGATCATGCAATCAAAAATCGTTTCTTTGGGAACTGTCTGAAGAGGTACGCGGGTTCTCTAAGAAACTATTTCAGCGTGATGAGTACGCAGATCTGGCCAAGGCATGCAAGTCTGAGAAAAATATGTACGGATCGTTTTTATCTTTTGTCTTACAGACTGAGGAGCGCCAGTGTATGTTGGCTATGAAAGAGTATCTGGAGCAGCAGGGATGGTCTGTAGATGTACTTTGTTATGATGGTGTCATGATCAGAAAGCGTGAAGGAGTTGTCTGTGATCTGATTGCAACACAGCAAGCCGTGGAGATTGCTACTGGCTATAAGATTGCTTTGGTCACCAAGGAGTTTTTATCCTTTGAGATGCCTTCTATTTCTGAAGAAGTCGTTAAGGGGGTCAGTTTAGAAATGTATAAAGAAATGAAGAGGGAGTTTGAAGAAACAAACTTCTATTATGGTCCAGCAAATGAGATGATTGAAGTTAAAGGAAAAGAGTTAATGCGCATGGGAATGGAACATGCCCGCGAGTATTATTCTAGAAAATGGCGGTTTGAGCATTCTCAAAAGTTTGAAGATTTTACAACTTTTTTTGACATCTGGAGAAAAGATAAGACGGCTAGAGTAATTAAAAAGATTGATATGAGAGAGTCTAATGATCCAGAAGTATTTGTTATGCCTCCTTTATTTGCTTGGCAAGAAGATATTGCTCCTTGTCTTTTAGCAGTAGAAAAGTTCAAAGAGATCATGTCATTAATCGGCAATCCTCAGCAGCAAGAGTATATTATAAAGTGGTTGGCTCAATTAGTGCAACAGCCTTTTGATAAGCCTGGTACTGCTCTTATTATTACTGGTGACAAAAGAACAGGAAAAGACACTCCATTTGATTTTATAAATGAGTTTGTTATTGGCGGGGATTATTCAAAAAACTATACCTGCGGTGGAACTCAGTTCTTTGACAAACATGACACTGGCCGCATGAATATGTTTCTTTGTAAAGTGGAAGAGGCTAATCGTCGGACGTTTCTTCAAAATTCTTCAAAGTTTAAGTCATTAATTACAGCAAAAGATGAAATGTACAATGATAAAGGAAAGAGGGCTATAACAGTTACAAATTATAACCGTTATGTACTAACACTAAATCCTGGTGCTGCTCCTGTGGAGTTATCTGATGGTGAGCAACGCTTTGTTATTGCATCAACCTCTAATGCAAGGAAACATGATCTTCCTTACTGGACAGAAGTTAGAAGGATCCTCTTTAATAAAGAAGCCGGTAGAGCAGTAGGAATGTGGCTTTCTACTTTAGATATCAGTGGGTTTAATTTCCGTATTGTTCCTGCAGATGAGTATCAAGATATGTTAGTAGAGTCTGAGAAGACAAGTGAAGAGTTATTTGTTGAGCAGTGGGATGGTGAAGAAGTCAAAGCCACTTCTTTCTTTATAGCATATCAGAATTATTGCATTGATAATAAACTTCCTTATTGCCAGAACATAAAAAGTTTAGGGTGGGCACTCTTGAAGATGATCCGAAGTGGGAAACTTTTAAAGAAAAGGACTGAAGGGGGCTTTTCTTATCAAAAGCGCCCCCAGTAACCATGGGGGGGGCGGATAGCCAGGATGTAGTTTTGGATCAACTCTACATTCCAAAACTACATCTCTACATTGAGCGGATTCCCGTCATCTCTTTACTATAGTTATATACTTTATGATATAATGTAGAGTATGTAGTTTTATATATTGTTAGAAGACACCAAGAAAAAAAACCACCCCCCATTCCGGAGGGGGGTAAATAATCAGTAGCCACTATGGATGGGATGTAGAGTTGAAGTCTACATACTCTACATCCTGCGGCTATTCGCCCCCCCCATGGTTACCGGAGGGCCGTTTCTAAGAAATCGGCTTGGTCATTATAGTGCTGTTTATCTGTAATGATGAGTTGACCCTCGTTAATCCTCTTTGCTAAGTCTAAAAACTTTAGAAAGATGATTAGATATTTCTTTTGAAATCCCAACATTGTGGCTTTAGTGGCTTTAGAGAATGATGCAAAATCAAAACAATAATGGGGCTTTAAAGAAAACACATCATACGAGGGATCTATTATTTTGTCTCCTACTGTAAGGACTAAGTGAATAATCACTTTTAATTCTTTATTTTTTATATCTTGACTAAGAACTATACATGCTCTTGCTTTTACATCAATATCATAATTATGTTTGAAAGTATCATATACAAACTGTGTATTTGTTACACATTGATCCTTAACTCCTCTTTCTTGCTGAAATTTATGCATAAGAGAAATAACAGGGTGCATACTAGTATTATGCATCATAACCCCGTCAATTTTCAGCGCAGCCTCTCCCCAGGGTAAACTGCAAACCTTTCATAGTTATTTCTTTTCTCTTCTAGTAACTTTTCAATAGGGCATTCATTCTTTACTCTATCTAAAAGAAGATGCATCTCATTCCCTTCCTTTGTGAAGTACCATGATTGTAAACTTAGATCAGAAGCCTGTAGAGTGTGAAAGGGTATTCTTAACAGCACAGATGTTTTAGTGACTTCTTTATGAATGTTAAAAGAACGATACCATTGCATTATACTTTTGTCTGAGAGTTTTTTCCCAAGCAATTTTATAGCCTGCCATAATGCCCGGGACTCTTAGAGTTTCTGTGCTTTTAGAGCATTTGGATGGCCTTCTATCAGACCTTTCAGTGTTATGGTGTGAAACAAAAAACTATGACAATCTTGCTCTTATAGAACTAATGTCTCAGAAAATAGAACGATTAATTGCAACTCTTAAGACTTTAGAGAAACCACTATAATTTTTATCCCTACTATAGTAATGCCATCACTCGCCGATATGCAGATCATGGCTGAGTCTGCCTATACAGGTAAGACGAGGAAACAGGTCGGCTCTTTTGAGTTATTCTATGCCACACCTACTTTGAAATTCTACAAGGATGGTAAAATCATTATTGTGTCAATTAGAGGCACGCAGGATCAGAGGGACTTTTCTTCCTGGCCAAATGTAGCCTTTGGGACATTAAATAACTCCGCAAGATTCCAGGCAGATCTACAGACACTGACAGAAGTTCAGAAATCTTATCCACAAACCGAATACTACTATGTCGGCGTGGGCCACAGCCTCGGTGCAGCCATCATGGATAGATTTATTGCAATGGGTCTGATTAAGACGGGTCTCTCTTATAATGGCGCGGTAGAGCCCCAGTTTGTAAAGCAAAATCCCGCGCACCGGCGGATCTATAATGCCGCTGATCCGTTGTATAACATTGTGGGACGTTTCATCCCTGGTGTAGAGGTTCGTCCTATTTCTCTGGCTACCGGAATTCGCAGTCTATTCTCAGGGCTGTACGCGTCTTATAAAGCACACATGCTGAGCAACTTCCAAGGTGGCCAGCGCCAGGGGACCAAAATACCAGCACAATATACAGAAGGTCTAACACCAGCGCAAAAAAAAGAACAGATTGCTCTTATTAACAAATCAAAAGAAGAGTATGCGGAAGGAAAAGTAGAAGACCGTCCCAGAGTATCTGAGAAGCCAACCAGAAGATCAAAGCATGTGATAAAGTTTGAAAACAAATATGGGTTCCCGATCACAGACCTTGAGAAGGTAAAGGCAACATTTCTAGATACAGATGTTGATAAAATTCTTTCTAAGGGCGCTGGGGCATACGGCTCATCTGGCTCACGTCCTAATGTCTCTGTAGCACAGTGGGCCTATGCACGCTTGGCCTCTGTTTTGACTGGTGGTCCTTCTCTGCGCATAGATAGAAACTTAGTAGGCCCGGCGTCCCTGGAAAAGATAAAAGGCTGATGACCCCCCTTGATGGATCAAAAGTGGTATCATAAATGAAAAAAGTTTTTTCACTTATGATTGCTTAATAGGTCATTGTTTTTTAGGCTATTGGATTTGTATAATATACCCCAAAGATATTTGCAGAGGCTGCCTGAAGAACAACGCTATTTCCTGGAGCACCTGCAATAAAGATCTGATCTATCTGAAAATGAGTCAATTCTTTGAATCCAGATGCTCGGATCGCTGTCAAATCTACTATGAACTTTCCAAATGTAGAAGAGTATGGTGTGGTAGCACTGCTGCGATTGTAAGCGACGTTTGTATATGAAATTGCTGGGGTTGTCAGAGGGTAGAGAACATTATTAACACCGTCATACAGAGAGAAGAGTGTATTGCCTATGTCAGTGTTTATTCCTGAGAGCAGAAATGTAATGGAAAAAGACAGTTCAAACGATCCTATTGCGTAAGGTACTCCAGTGGAAATAGAAGTAGCCCAATCTGTGCCAGCCGTCTGAGTTATTGCAATGCGTCCAGATCTTACTGCATTAGTTAATTGAGACGGCACCATTACAGGAGCCATGGTGCCGATCTGAGAAAGGCTTGGATGTGTGGTAGATAGAGTGACGGTACCCGCAGTGTTATTGACAGTGATGTTAGAGCCCACTAGAGTAATAAGGCCATCGTTAGTAAGATTTGGTGTCTGGGCTGTTGAAGAATTGATGATGCCGGTGCCTGTAATCAGAGAAAGAAGCCCAGTGTTCGTAATTAAAGGAGTAGAGCCTGGGCCTATAGTTAGGCCGGGCAACGGTGATGTAAGAGTGCCTACTCCAGTGTAAGAGATTACTTTGTCAAATGGAGTTATGCCGTCAGCAATAACGATATTGCCTTGCCCCTGTACAGATCTAACACCGGTGTTGAAAAGATCTGTGATGGCCAGTGGGCTTAATTGTGTTCCGATCCCAGGGCCAGCAGTTACTCCCAGAATTCCTGTTGTCTCTAAGATAAATGCATTAATTGTCCCCAGATTATTAAGATTTGGGGACAGAGTGGGTGTTATGACACCGAGGTTTGAGATGGTTGGGTTGGTAGATCCTGTTGTGCTAATGAAGGCGCCTGGGTCTATCTCTTGAACTCCGCCCGCTCCCTGGCCGAAGCGGAACCAATCTGTTGGGTTCGTTGACGGATCGCCTCCACCTGAGATTACAGAAGATGCCGAAATCTGGATATAAGATGCAAAGTCGGCGGGACTGACTACCACATCGTTCTGATAATAGTCTTCTGTTGGCGACCATGTGCCCTGAAAATTCATCATTTGCGGCAAAGCGTTGAACCTTTTGAGCCTTGTGTCTAAGTCTGAAATTCCGAAGGACATCTAATCATGCGTAGGGTAAAAATTTAACTTATTGGAGGCCCAAAGGCAAATATTCTGCCGAATACAGAGTAGGCATTGACGTAATCAGAAGTTCACCATTCGTTCCGTTCACGATCTGCAGTCCAGTAAGAACCCGAAATCCAGCAGTTCTTGCGTCGGCTATGTCCATGTAAACTTTTCCAAGACCAGAGTTGATGGGATAAGCCGTCCCAACCGCTAACTGAGTCTCATTTAGAATTGTAGGCGAAGTGTATGTTATAGCATTTACGCTATCAATAAAGCGAAGAGATACATTATTCTGGATAACCAAAGGCCCACCAGAAGCGACAAATCGCATGATAATCGGACTTAAGTCAAATAAAAAGACGCCGGCGGCATCAGGTGCGCCGCCAAACAGATAATCTCTGACGATATTTGGAGATGCCGGAACAACGACATTAAAACTCAGATTCGTCGCAGGAGGGGTAGGCGAGAATGCCTGTGTAGTGTTCGCCGTAAATGCTCTTGTTAAAACCGGAGCAGAAGTTCTGATTGTCCTATTTTGCACCGTCCCAGCCACGATGATAGAAGAGTCTGCTGCGGCAATTGTAAGAACGCCAGTATTTGCAACCGTGGGATTTACTCCACCCGTGGAAGATAGGCCAGCACCCACAGCAAGACTCACCACACCGGTATTGCTAATCTGCCTATTCTGCACTGTACCCGCTAAACCAATGCCGACACCTGCTGTAACATCTAAAAGGCCATTTGCAGATAGAATGACAGCGCCGGTTGGCGCAGAGACAGTGATAGATGCGTCAAGAGGTGCAAGACTTCTTACACCTGAGTTAGTAATGATCGGATTCTGAGGGTTTGCATTATTCACACTGATTCCAGACTGCCCAGTTATCGTATTTAGAGCAAGAGAGGTAATCGCTGGATTATTTGGATCTGTGTTATCAACGATAATGCTCACACCGTCTCCTGTCAGAGTCCGCACACCGTTATTCTCAATAATGGGGATCTGGGGATTTGTATTATCCACAGTAATGCCGGGGCCAGCAACTACGCTAGTTATTCCAGTGGATAATGGAGATAGTTCCTCAAAGACGGGATTAAGACTGGGATCTGGTCCACCGACTAAGGAGATAGTTCCTGTTAAAATGTAAGAAGATCCGTTAATAGGAGATATGACCACGTCATTGATAAAGTAGTCTTGTGTTGAAACCCATGATCCGCGCCAGTTCATTGCGCTTGGAAGGGCAGCAAGTCTTTGGAATGGTGTTTGCAGTCCTTGTACTGACATCTAATGATAGGAATGATTTTTCTAAAGCATTATGAATGCGTTTAAAAAATCAGTGTGCTTTTACTGCAGTCTCTCCCACGTCGCCGTGATCGCGGCACCTGCGTTGAAGACCAGCACTGCAGCAGCAGCAATTGCCGTCTGAGAGCCAGAAAGAGTCAGAGTAGTTGCCCCCGCCGCAGCCTGTACGACAAAACTTACCGTAGAATCAGAAGCAGTGTCGGCAAGAACATGCTGGCCACCCGACGCCACGTGAGGTCCCGCGCCTCCAGAGCCAATTACAGACCAATTTACGACTTCGCCGTAGTTAAATGCTGCGCCACCCTTTGCTACAGAGTAAGTCAGACTTACGCGCCATGTGCTTGCAGGAGAACCCACGCCGCCGTAGGGTAGAGTCACTACAGCCAGACCAGCAGGAAGCACGAGAGGATTAGCAACGCCACCAGCGTTACCAGGGACAATGCCGGTAGTCTCAATAAAAGAGCCGTTGGGAAGAGCGCCCTGCCCCTGTGCGGCCTGCCAGCCCTCTGCATACCCAAGAGCAGAAGCAGGGTCATTTGCAGATACAATGCAGGTAGGCAGATCTAACACGTTAAGAGGATCCCATGCCGTGTAGCAGTACATGCCAAAGTCTGTGGGGCTCACTACCCAATCGCCCTTGAAATACTGAGTCGTAGCGCTCCACGTAGGGTCATTTGATGTACCGTCTAGAGGCCGAAGAGCAACGGAAGTTGGTAGCGCACCTTTCACTGCTAATGGGTTCTGGAGAGACTCAAGAGACATTCTATACACTTACCGTATATTTTTTTTCAGACAATTTACATTAGGCGTTGGCTTAAACTTTTCCTGTCCGGAGCCGCCATTCTAGCAGTCTCTTTCTTTTCAGCCCCCCTCTGAGTGGGTGCGTACATCATGCGGTTGGCCATCCTCATCATCTTGCCACCAACCATCCTTGCAAGACCAGCAAGAGTGCCGGCAGGAGCCAGAGGAGCCGCAATGATATCCTGCTCGGACAGCACACCCTTGATGATACGAGAAGAGCCACGGATGCTCTCAAAGAAGCCAGAGTTTGCCGTAATCACGTAGATCTGGGGTAGCACACTGAACTCGTAGGTATTCAGAACACTCAGATTGAACTGGAGAGTAAAGTTGCCAACAAGAGAAGGTGCCTGCCCCTCAGAGAGTGTGATATCCACGCCGGGCTTCAAGACCAGGAAGCCACCGACCGTAGAGGCAGTGCCACCCACAGCACCAGTATTGACACGCCCACGACCAGACCAAGTGTTCCAGTCCATCTCCAGCCCATTGCGAACAGACATGGCGTATAACTGCTCAGCCGTATGGGAGGAGAGGAGACCCGCGAAGTTGTCAAAGTTGACAGAGAGGGGGGCCACAGACCGAGAGCCATTCACACTGGAGAGCACAGGCAGATAGCCAGAGCCAAACTGAGGAAGAGTAGGATCATGAAGCAGATTTGCATCCGCCGGATCCCTCAGTGCTTTTACATAGATTATCAGCAGATCGGGAATCTGGGGCAGAGTAATCGTCTGGCTGACTAACGGAGAAGATTGACCAGGAGGAATGGCAGCAGACACCTGTGTGATATATCTGGGAAACTCAAGATACGGCACAGAACTCTTGGGAGGCAGAGGGATGCTCAGAGAGGGAGTCAGAAACTGCACATGCACCTGAGAATCGCTAAAGGGACCACTAGCCACGCCAGTGTTGTAAGACACCGGGGGACCAGTATAGACGCTGGGAAACGCAACAGACGTGCCGGTCATATAGACCTTTTCTGTAGTGCCCACAAAAGAGTTACGCAGACGCAGAGCCCTGTTAGGATCACGCATGTTCATTACTAACTGAATGTTGTTGATACCAAACAGACCAGTGTCCTCGCCATGCTCATTCGCAAAGATGAAGGGGCTCAGACTGAGTTTCTCGCAGGTGCGGACACGCAGGAAGACAGAGTAGGAGCCATTCACAACACCAGTAATGGGGGTCGCCGTAGAGATGGGCACGCCGTCCTGGACATCAATGACCTTGCCGTTAAATGTGTAGGAGGTATTGCCGGATAGCACAGTGCCACCAGAGTCAGTGAAGACTACGTTGGCCCAAGAGCCGTTAGTAGGTTCGGCATAGTCATGGCCTGCATTAGTGTAGCCGGAAATAGGGTCGTTCTGGGCATTCAGACCAGCACCATTGTCCAGATACTTGTCTAACATCGTGGGGCATGTCCTCTGTACCCTGTTGCCCCGGTAGTCCGTGAGGCGCATGATTTCAGAAAGCACATCCTGGGTATTGATTGTTGTTGTGGTGTCGTTAATCGTTGCCGTAATGGTTGCGCAGAGGGCATTCAGAGGAAAAGCAGCAAGAGAACCATCTACGCCAAGTTCTAGCAGAGGCACGCCTATAGGAAACTGACCACCGGCCTTGTCATTTAACTGTACATCAACGCGAAGATTCACTGTGCTGGACCAGTCAATATCACGGGCTACATAGACGTTCTCGGAGGGACAGTAGATGTTATAGGAGTGCTGGCTCTGGCTCTGGGAAATCGCCGCAAAAGGGGAGTTCGTCAGAGATAGAGAACCTTTCTCCACTGCGTAGGCCGGCTGCTGTTGCACAATGCGAGAATCGTACACCGATAACTTGGCGATATCGCTGGACATGCTTATACTAGTGCCGAATAAAATAAATCTGTTGTTATTTGCTTTTTGCGAGGCGCACACCGGGGTTTCTTTTTCCGAAGCACTGGCGTCAGAAAAAAATACTATATAATAGATGGCAGAATTCCCTACCGGAGTACTACGATGGACTGGCAATTGGTCTGCAACAACAGTCTATAAGTATGGTGATGTTATATTAGCGTCTACAAACGTGTCATACGCCTGTGGTGCAGTGACATCGTTGAATATTGATCCGACTACTCAGCCTTCTACAGACTGGTTTCCATTTCCTTCTGATGCCGTAGCAGGAGTTACTAGTCTATCTGGTATCCAAGGTGTAGTTACTCAGTCATGTGTAAATGGTGCGTATACTGTTCAGAACAATGATATTCTTTTAACAATTGCTTATCCTACACCTCCTATTAGTTCAGTTACTGTTACCCCCGAGTCGGGACTTATTGATAATGGCACCGGAACATCTGTTGTATTAGCATCTACAGTTCAGACTATAGAGGTACAGACAGGTCTCCTTGCTGTAGATGGCCCTACCACGCTATGGACGTTTCCATTTACACCTCAAGGAACAGGAAGTGCATGTGTGACAACTATATCCATCAATTTATCTGGTAATAGTTTTGCTGCCGATTCAACATTGTGCACTCTAGAGTTATTCTATTATGAAACGCTGGCTCCTACGCCAAAGACGAGTCTTGGACAGATTTATTTTTTTAGAGTACCTGGTGCAGTGGGCCAAGTGATCGGATTTAACGCTACTTACTGCAGAACTATTAGTACTTTTACTAATACGTCTTATACTCTTGAATTAGAAGGCACTGCAACCTCTCCGACTCTTGGAAACCCATGGACAATTGGTAGTAGAGGGTTTATACAGACCGGGCTACCTTCTCCTTAATTATGACCGATAGTCAATCTTTCTAAACATAATCTTAATGGTGCAGTCCCCTCCTGCTATCATAGTCAGAGGAATCAACTCACCTGTCAGACGAAATCTCCACCACACTTGAATATCAATATTTCTAATTTCTTCATGCGACGCGCTCAAACTCATCATCTTATACTCCACAGTATCCCCATACAACTGAAATGACCGGTATCCTTGCGCATTCTCTATCTGCTGATCTACTACGTAGTCTGCTATGATGGGCTCAAAAGAACTCTGTGCCGGTACAGACTTCCCAGCGACGTTACTCCTATTCAGTTCCACAGGCGCAGCGCTAAATTCTTTTCTGATAGGCAACATTGCAGATGTGAAGACGATATTCGCACATGGGCTCCAGATAGTATCAGTGCTCTTATAATCCTGTTTAGCAATCCAATAAAGATTTTGCTTGTTGACGGGTAGCAGAAACTGGGGATTGTAGACGGGCGGAGGGGCAAAGTTCTGATTCTGAAGCAGAGGATTATTATTGAGCAGGTTCTGAAAGTTTTGATTTGTAAAAAGGATCTCATTCCCATAGTAGAAAAACTGAGTGCCGTAAGGAAATGTGAGTGCTTGAAGAGGCTGTAGTCCCGCAGTCAGTGGAAATGGAATGCTCCCACCGTTGACAGCGCCAAAGAAGGTGTTATTAAAATTAGTCAGGAGGCCAAAAAGTAAATCGTTGAAGAAGAGCCGGAGATAGCATGCTGAGACTGGAGACGCGGGATCGCCGGGGTTGTAAGGAGTTGCGACAAATGCAGGCAGAGCAGTTTGGGTTGTATTGGCTAAAGGAAGTTGACCAGACATATTGAAGCATCGGGTATCTCCGATGATAGAGAATAACCCAGCGTCCTCATCATACGCAGACTTGGCACATCTTGATCCAAAAGAAAAGAAGCAAGTGTCGGATAGGGATTTGGTGTTGCAGTGCCGAGAGCAGCCCATGCCGCTGTAAACTCGCCCCAGAGAGCAGTCATTGCCTGTAACATTGTTGTGTTCACAAGAGAGACAAAGTGCTTATACGTATAGACCCAGTAGTATCTGGTGCTCAAGTCTTGCTTGACAATACCTGAAGGCGGCGCGGTAGGTACAGGAGCAATCGTAGTATTTTGCGTCTCTGATACGTAGATTAGAGGTGTGGAAGGGGGTGTAAGAGTCAAGATAGCCGTTTGTGCGACACCTCCTATTGTGAAATTCCATTCCCGTTGATACGCTATAGAGACGTAATAGATTGTCAGGTTAGGATTTGTCTGTACTCCCAAGAGAGGATCATTTGTCTGAATCAAAGGAATAAACAGAGGTAAATTCTTACCAGGTCCATTCATAGCAAACCGAATAAGACTAAAATAATATTGACTAGCGTCTTTGATAATAGGTGCGTCTCTGGTCTCGTTAAACTTGATTTGGGTATCTCCGACTGTAGGCAAATACAGACCATTCGTTTTTGTGGCTGTCAAAGTGCAGTTATAGTAGACAAGATCAGAATCTGCGCCTCCATCAACAACACTTTTGAAATTATAGGCCATTCTAATAAGTACTTATATTATTTTCCAAGAGACGATGTTTCCCTAACCACAAACTGGTCGGGAGTAAGACCAGTGCTTTTAATCATGGCTCTGTATTTGCCTATCGGATAGCGACTATAGAGAAGGCGGACCACGCAATGCCGACCACAGGTTTGCACGTCATCTTTTGTCTTTTGCAAGGCTACTTTATTATAGATTACTCTGCAGCCGGAGTTCTCAAGAAGTTTTGTTAAAAGAGGTCTGTCCATGCCCAGTTCTTGTTGCTCTTGCTTATCTGGCTTTTGTGTGTCAGGATATTTTCCATACGAGTCAAAAAACTCTATTTCTCTGCCATCTCGGATCATGGCACACCAGTGGCCTACAGATGGTCCATCTTGTGGAAAAAACACAATGGCTCTGCCTTTCCTATCAAAGAGTTGGTTGATATCTGAGACGTTAGCAAGTTCTGGGTAAGAAGTGATCTTAATATCTGTCCCTAGAAGACTTCTAATGTCTGTATCGGACAATGTGTATGACTCTGCTCTTTTCTCTGCACCTGCAGATAACATTCCTAATATTATACTATAATATTACAAATGGCTAGAGACTAAAACGTTTCATAACATCTCTTAACGACGCTTCAATAGTTGGCTTATTCCAGAGGATCCATCTGGCCCAGAATCCTGATGTCTGAACACCGGAGGCAGTCCAGTTCTCTCGGACCGCATGACGAGCAAGATAGGCTGCTTTTTTCTTCGGATCTTTAGAAGTCGTGAAATCTTGACTGCCCTCATTTCCAAAATGAATGGTTCTTATCTTTCCATCAGCCTCTACAACCACTTTTAACTTTTTCCCAGGCTTGCCTTCACTCAAACTAATAAGTCTCATCTACTAATACATGCGCTATTCTAGACCAAAGCGCTAATTAGGAATCAAAGCAATATGCTGAGAGACAGTTGTTGATGTGGTAGAAGGGCCATAGGAGAAGCCAATGTCTAAGACGACATAGCCTACAGCCTGACCAGTGGCCGTAGTCTGTGTTACGGTAATTCCTCCTATCGGTTGATCGGCAAAAGAAGATGGCTGTGGTGATATTAAAGACCAGCCTGCACTAACAACTCCGTTTACCATGGGTGCTGTTCCCACTACAGGTGCACCAGTTACAATAAAAAACAGACCATTATAATTGGTGCCATTACCAGCAAAGACCACTGTTGCGTTAAGAGGATAGACACCAGTTGCAGTCCATGTCTGGTAGTTTGTGCCGTTGGTCCATGGATTGAACGCTACAACACAGTTCTGAAGCGGGATGTGATTTACATCAGTATAGATATCATAGGGATCGCGAAGACCAGCAACTTGAGAGTCTGGAACACCTATAGCAGATGCGTTAGTAATACGAGGAGCGTCATTAGCATATAAGAGGTAAGTATATCCTGCAAAAAGATTAGTACCTGTTGCTCCTGCTACTGTACCGACAGAGTTGCTGTAGGCCCATCTAGTATTGTAAAAACCAGAAGTTGGTGGATTTGCATCATCAAAAGAATATAGATTAATGGCAAAGAGGCCTGCTAAATACAGATTGACGGTTGGTCTGATCAGAACCCATGCACTCTGGATTTTACTTTTAATATATGGTAAAGGAGCAGCAGGGGCGCCAAATCTGGGATTATACTGATACCAATTAAAATACGCTGCGGAACCATTTGCTTTTGAGAATCCCCAGCCCCCTGGGACTGAGCCGACTGTGGGAACATTGACAGGGAATGATCCATCTGGCACTATAGCCGTAGGGACTTGATTGTTTACTGGTTGAGAAGAAGAGGCTGTGGTATAAGGCAGGGCAGGGAATGCATTAATTTTATTCAAGAGACCATTGAGATCCACACCCACTATTCCTGCTGGTCCAGTCGCTCCTGTCAACCCTGTTGCTCCTGTAGGCCCAGTTGGCCCAGCAACTCCTGCGCTTATAATCGCTAAGATAATTTGGTGATTGTTTGCAAAGTCTAGTCCTGCAGATGCTTGTAATGTAACAGGATATTGAACATGATCATTTGGCACAATTATAGGAGCCGAAGACACTGTCCACTTTTGATACCTGGTTGAATCATTTTGATCTTGTATGATCAAAGTAGCCCCTATTTGCACTGCCGTTAAGAATAGTTCTACATCAACATTATCGGCATTAATATGATTTACTTGTATGTAAGTACTTGTTGTTTGATTAGTGGATTGCCATGTGATACGACCAGAATTGGGATTAGCAGGAGGATCTTGTGCTCTATATTTGAAAAAAGAAGAAGATTCCCCGGCAGGCCCTGTTGCTCCTGTCAGACCCGTAGCCCCTGTTGCTCCTGTTGCTCCACTAGGCCCTGTTGCTCCTGTTGCTCCTGTTGCTCCTGTTGCTCCTGATCCAGTAGGCCCTGTTGCTCCTGTTGCTCCACTAGGTCCTGTTGCTCCTGTAGCCCCTGCTCCTGCACCCGAAGGAAATGGAAACCAGTCCGTAGAAGGCTGAATAGACGGATCTAGGAGAGAAGACTGGACACCGCATGCGTATGCGACTGCTGGCGTACCAGCCAAGACAACTTCACCAAAGACAAAAGTTGTTGCTGCAGTCCAGTCCCCAACAAATCTTAAAGGCGTTGTTGGGAAACTCATTACTATTAGAGTAGAATATATTCTAATAGTAGATGTCAAAGGCTGCTAAACAAACTGATCTGACAAAAGACTGGACAAAGACACCTCTTAAGATAAATCTTGGCATAACAAAAAAGATACTTGGAGCCAAAGGCGCGTGTGAGATTGATAGAATATGGCTCTGCGGGTATATGCAGAACAAGGTCGCTGGAGAGTGCTTGCCTCCTTCTTTATATTCTAATGAATGCTACAATACCATGTCTCGTCTTTACGGCTTAAATCTTGAGAATGAACTTGAAAAAATCAGAGCGGCTTGGAAGAGTCAAAATGGTCTTTAGATGTGAGCCCAGGCTTTTCTAAGGATGATTCGTGAGATTAATGTGTTATCAACCCCATATTCCTCACCGAGTTCTCTACAAGTTTTATTCTCTACATTTGCTCTGATTGCTAAGACCTGCTCAGCCGTAAGTTTTGCATTAACGTGCTTTTCACCTCTACTGTCTGTGCCATCCCTAATTTTGTCAATCATGTTCTCAGACTGTGTCCCAGGCTTCAGATGCTCTAAATTATAGCAGGCTTTTGAGCAACCAGGCCCATGGCACATCTGTAGACCTTCCGGAATAGTTCTACCAGACAAAAGCCAGTAGAGTCTATGGATTCCGCGGGTAGTTCCTTTCCATTGGATTTTTCCATAACCCTTTAGATTCTTTGATCCCTTCCAAACCCAACAACCATTTTCGTTGAGATCGTACTGAGTTTCTAACCACTCTTTCATCTCATCATCAGTCATGTTTATTTTCCGAGGCATTCTTACTACCCAAGGAAAAGGTAAAGCCAGTCAATTTTTAGTTATGGAGCAATTTTGCATAACTCGCCGAGACCAAATACTGAGGGAAGGTTTTTTTAATGCAAATCCAGCGTCCTAGTTTCCGAAGGTCGCGCACATCATCTTTGTCAAGACCAATATAGTTTTTTAGCAAGTAGTTAAGTGCATGGGCACTCGTACTCATTGGATACAGAACAAAATGCGTTGCTTCTAATAACATCAATCTACTCTTCTTAAAGTTCGTAAGGTAGTGGGAAAGAATAAGAATAGAAGTATTGGAGTGTCTGCCCATTATGGCTGCATCTTCTATAAAAGATAGTACGGCCTTTTCCTCTTTACCGCCGAATGTGTCCCAATCGTCAAAAATTATCATGCAGTCTTTGAACTCGTCCAGAGTCGGAGGAGAGTCCACCAGACTCTGAACACTGATGCGCTTACAAGGCTTCTTCATCTTGTCAAGAGTTCCGGGATCGGCATCCAACTTAGAAATCAGATAGACATGGCGATCCGGGAACAACTTCTGATAATATTCAGCAATGCCCTTGGCAATGTAAGATTTTCCAGAGCCGGAAGCCCCTGCAATGTAAAAAACATCTCGCTTCTTTGGATCACAAGAAGGCAAGAGTTCAAAATGTCCAGACTCTAAGTTAATGTCTTTGGATGCTTTCTGGTCTGCCAGGATGCGAGTATATAACTGTTTGCCAATCGCAGTCTCGCCGATGAGTTGGTCTGGCTCCAAACCTTTATCGCGTGCAGCCGAGAGTCTTATGATCATCTTTGTCCTTTCTCCGGGTTTCAAAGAAGCCAGTTCGGTCTTGTACTTATTAGCATCTATACTCTGCCCCTTTTTAGAAGATGCTTTTTCCTTCTCATGTAAATACAAGATTTTGCCAGAGTGCTCACCCTCTCTAACAAATGCTATCGGGATAGAATCTGCTGCGGGCTCTAAAGATATTGATGCCATCTATACAGACTTTAGTTTTTTTTCGGTTTCGTTGTTTAAGATTGTCTGTAGGCTTCTTGATAATGACAATAGAGCAGGTTTTAATCTCTTAGCGCTCATCTTTTTCATCGTTTCAAGAGCACCAAGAATGTTCGTTTCTACATCCAGAAACTCTTTGAGAGAATAAATATTCCCCATGCGTGCTTTGATCTCATCTAAGTTCTCATGTACTGCAGCAATCGGGGCAGGCTGTTCAAGAAGTAGAAGAATAGTGTCTAGGTTAGAAACAATATTATAGAGCCTTCCTAAATCAGAATTCAGAAGCGGTACTAAAAACTCTATTTCTGATGTATTCTTAGTTGCCTTAGCAAGACTGAATGCTCGTTTGAGTGCTTTGAATGGATTTCTTTTATCAAAATACACTATATCGTCTTCTAAAGACTTTATAAGATTCTCACTAACTTTTGTGACTTGTTTCCCATTCAATTTCAGATTATAAATCATAGTTATTTCTGTAAATCTATCTGTGTCTTTAATTACATCTAGTTTAATTAAACCCCCTGATGCAATGGCATCTTCTAAAGAAATGGTAAGCCCTCTTACCTTTTTGACCCCGGCTAAGACTTCAGATGGTTTCCAACGTAAGATATGAAATCTGATCCCTTTCTTAGCCTCTACCAATGTCAGGGGGTCTTTGACTGCTCTTAATAATCTTTCTGCGCCTTTGAACTCTGCTTCAGAAATGTGAACGTTTTTAAGAGCAGATAACTTCTGTAATGATTTTACTAAATCAAACTCGCCATGTAAGACATCCCACATTGTCACCTCTCCGATCTTGAAATCTGTTATAAAAATGCTACTGTCTATTCTTTTAATAACTTCTTTTAGCGCCTCAGCCGCTTGAGCGTAAGAATCTATTTTCGCAGTATCCTCGGCATCAATATCTCCCGCGTATTGTTGACTACGTACGGATGTAGATCCCATAATCTTAACATGTTTTAGATTTGTAATTGAGAGCCTCTTTAGCACATCTAAGACTTCTTCTGTATAGTTGCCTGGAAACCGTTTCTCTCGTATCAGATCCATCTATTGTAGACGTATTTTTAATATTTTCTCTTAGTATAAATGGCGAGAGCGGCTCGTTTTGCATTAGCAGATGCTCGTGCTATGGAACAAGAAAGTATGCGCTCCCAACTTCATGGCGGGGCATTTTATGGTGCTGGTATGACATTAAAAGAAGAATCTGACTCTGAATGCGACTGCCCGGGTTCTTGTTCTTGTAGAGAGTCTTGCGGGGGCTCACGGTGCGGTGGTAATCTTGCTAGTCTTGTGAGAGGGATTGGAAGATTTGGTTCTACGATAAGTTCTGGTGCTGCGGGGATTGCTAATGCAGGCAGTGCTGCCGCTGCTACTGCGAGGGCAGCGGCGTTAGCATCAGCAAGAGCAGCGGCTGCGGCTCGTACTGGTGCTCTTACTGGTGCTCCTTCTAGTGCGCTGGTTGTTCTGGGATCTGCTGGTCGTCCTCTAGCAACGCCTAGAATGCCTGCGTCGTTTTACCAAGGACTGGCGCGTCCTGCTACAGGTGCTACAGGTGCTACAGTAAAATCGGGCACAGTTGCTC